CAGCCAATCGGCAGGGATTCTAACTTGTCTTTTGATGGTTTTCCTTTTCATTTTGATTGTGATTTTGTTTAATAAATTTACTGATTTTCTTGCTGATTTTCTTGAAGTGCTGCAACTATTTTTTCAATAGTTTTTGGCTTTACTTTTCCATTTTCTGCTCTAAAGATTGTGAGAAGATGAACTCCTGCTTTCTTTGCGAGTTCAGTTTGGCTGAGGTTCTTGGCTCTTCTTTCTGCTTTGATTTGTTCTGCTGTCATTTGCTTTGTTTTTATTGTTTAAAAATTAAGGTTTCCTGCGAGTGTTAAACCGATTGTCATAATTAGAAGGACAATCATTAAATATGTGAAATCTTTGTTTTTCATTTTGCTTTCTTTTGATTGTGATAAATGTGAGGTGTAGGATGCCTCTCCCCGTTTTATTAATTAAATAATGCTCTTTGAATTTTCATGTGATGATTTAGGCTTATGCTTGTTTTTCCTGTTCTCATAGAACGCATTTCCTCAAACATGATAAATTCATCACCAATGAATGATTTAAAAGTATATCTTCTTGACATACCTTTGAAAGATACTTCTACATATTCATACATATTATCTTGACCGAAAGTAACTTCCAATCCTTTCTTAATTGCTGCATTGATTAATTCTGTCTTTGTCATTTTGTTTTGTTTTGATTGTGATAAAATCTTTATCAAAAATAAACTTTTTATTTTAATTTGCTAATTTTTTTTACATTTTTTTTAAAATAATTTTAACTCTTTGATTTTCAATAAGTTAGCAAAAGAAAGGGGGAAAGTAGAAACCTTCCCCCGACATCACAATCAAAACTATGCTGACAAATTATGCCTCTATTTTACGGAATCCCTGCTTCCAGAGCAGCCTCGCCATTGCTGTGGATTCCTTTCTAACCTTTGCTTCCGACCACTCAGGATGCCTGATATGCATAAATTCATGAAGCAGATAAAGAAGATAACGATAACCTTTTAGGCTTGAATCCAATTCAATAGTGCCATCGGAATGAGCCAAACCCCATGCCTTTTCCCTGCCCAATGGTCGCTTCTTTATCTTCATCACCCATAAATAGCATTTAAGCCTCTTTTAAGGCTATTTCATCGGGTCTGTCATCCATCTGGATGTCTATCTTATTTCCTCCCCTAACCTTCGCTAAAAGCCTCCGTAAGGCTTCTACATCCAATTGCATCTTCATCAACTTATTTACAAGCCATGCCTCCTGTTGGTCCAAGTTCATTTTATCAAAAGTTTTAGGAATTTTCATATTCTTTCTCAATTAGGATTTCAAGATAATGCTTCGCTTTTTTTAAGTCCTCAAGTCCATTCTTCTTCTTATGCCTTAGGATGTATTTAATGATATTCCCCTCAATAAAAGGTATCTCATTGAAATAGATAAAATCTATTGGCTGAATAGCCATTTTTTTATAGTGGCTACCTCCCTCCTGATGGTCAAGTATTTTGCTCATAAAACACGACCTTTGAAGATTCTTTTGTTCCTTACATCAAAACTATCGCCATCAATATCAACCATTGCAAAGCCGTGATTCCATTTATTGATTGGCAAATATGCAGGATTTAATTCAGATAAACAACCTACGGAAAAAGTAGTTACTATTTCCCCATTCATGTTTGTTTCTGTATGCTCTGAGGTTTGATGATTATGCCCTTGTAAAGCACTTACCTTCCCTCTCAAGAACAACCCCCTGGCAATGTTTACAGGACTAAAAACTGACCCTCCGAACTCATGACCATGCACAATGTTCAATTGCCCTGCTTTGATAATTCTTTTATCTTTTATTATTTCTATTCCTTCTGCCCTTGATTTGATGATATTTTCAAGTTCAAATTCTTCTACCCCATGCAGTTCTCCTGCCTTCATCCACAAATAATGGAAGTATCTTTCCTCATGGTTACCCACCTTGAAATAAATTTTAGCATCAAATACCTTTTTGAGAACATCCATAAATTCTCTAAAGGCATTTAACTCATGTGCAAAGGACCGAGCCTTCGGGTCTTTAACAAACCTGCTAAGAGAAAAGAAATCCAATGTATCTCCATTCAAAAGAATAGCATCAGGCTTTTCTTTTTTGGCATAGTCAAAAGCAGAACTAAGAGCATCTATGCTATGATATGGAATGTGGATGTCTGATAATATCAAAATCCTTTTAGCTTTTAATTCAAAGGCTTCATATAGATGCTCTTCTGATTGTGGCAGATTGTATGGATTCCTTGGTCTTTCTTCTATTACCTTTCTAATTTTATTACCTCTTCCACCCTGTTTGCCTTCAATTGCCCTGAGGGTATCTCTTGCCCTTTCAGCACTACTGAAAAGCAAAGGGTTGTCATTGTACATGATTCTGGCAAGTTTCAGAGTGGGCATCTCCCACCCGTACTTATTGCGGTAATCTTCTGCGATGTTGGTTTTGCTGAACTTTGGATTGTTAGCCATATTAATGGGTTTTGAAATACAAGTTAGCCTCTGCTTCTCGCCTTCTCGTTAACCCTGCCAGGACCTTACCTGCTGCTTTGTTCCACTTTAAAAATTCATTTCTGATAGATGCATCCATCGGATTAGCATTTACCTTTTTCAGCAATGTGCTGCTCTTTAGATTCCCGATACCTACATTAAAAGAAAAAGAAACTAAAGCCGAAAACTGGTTTTCGTTAATATCCGATTTTATCAATCCTTTTACTTTAGCAGCAAATGAATCAGAAACCTTTTCAAAAAGTGAATCTGCCCTTTCTTTCGTTATTTTATCACCAATCTTGACAGGACTGCCATCTTCGTAGAAGGTAGAACCATAGCCAATGGTTTCCTTATTCGCACTACACCGATAACTTTCTAACCTCAATCCTTCAAAGGATTTAATCAAGTCAGCACCTGCCTTGTTAAGTTTCATTTCTTAAATTTTAGGAATAGATAAACTCCAATCCCACATATTAGAAGCAAAAGATAGCCGAATGTTTTATTGGCTCTCTCTTTCCAATTTAACTTTTCTTCATTAGCCTTTATCAAATCTTCTTGTAATAGTTTTATCCTTGCATTATCTACTACAACAGATTTAACAGTATCTCTGATGATAACATTCTTGTTTACATACTTTGTCTGCCATTGGGTTATGTAGGTAGTGTCATTATACACCTTTACCTCAAACTCTTTATTAATCAAAGTCAATGTATCTACCTGGATAGTAGTATCGCTTTTGCTTATTATGATAGTATCATTTGCACAATAACCTGCCTTTACTACCTCTTTAGCAACCTCATCAAACATCTCCCTATCTCTTAGGACTTTTTTAACAGGATTGCAGGAAATAAAAATCAAAGCGATAATTAAGATTCTAAGCATCATCTTTTTTCTTAAAGATTTTTTCTACCGATGTCAAACCTAAACACCCAAACGCAAGAGAGGCTACGGAATATACCAGAGCCTCACTTGGTTTAGTTTCTTTAAATGAATTGTGATACATGGTAACGCAGAGCATGACAACACATAAAAAACCGCAGAGCCTCTTCATTGAGAGCCTCCCATTTTCTTCTGTGAAGAACTGCTTCACTTTTGCTTGATTTCCTTTACCAACCGATAAAGATTGTAAGCTATGGTTGTCATTCCTGCGAAGATTGCCACATAAGCACCAACCTCATTGAGATTGATATCTGACCAAATCTTTAGTACAATAGTACCCACACACATTCCAACACTACGTTGGTCAATACCATTCCCCATGTTAGTTGCTTTCACTTTTTTCTTTGTTAATTTCTTCAGCGATTGCCTGATTGGTTTCCTGCAATTTCTTTTGCAGATACTCAATCTGAGCAAGGATGTCATAGGCTTGGCTTTTCAATTCAATTAGTGTCATAATGTTTGGTTTTTATTAAATAGATAAAATTTAATTATTCCCCATCCAAGGCAAAGGAAGGCTAACCACTTTTGGGTTTTTTTGCTCCTCTATCTGTGCGGTCAAGGATGCATCTATTGAAGCCACATCCAATCCGCTATTGAGCCATCCTTCCACCATTGTTTCGGTCAGTTGGTCATAAGGCACGAATTGGGACGGGTCGGGTGCGGATACGGATAGTACGGAGTAGGTGTCTGCGAAGTATGACTTATCGCCATCTACCTCATTTGCTTGTCTCCTCCAATGCACATTAAAAACCACATCACTTAAACCTTCGGATGTTGGGTATTCATCCATGCTGCTAATAACCCATTTGAATTGTATCATATTTATTTGTTTTTAAGCGTTTGTTAATGGTATAAAATGAATTGTGTAATTCCATGTAAGAGTTGCGAATCCATCATTTTTTATTTGTATGTTCATACCAGAAAGCGATAAAGTAACATTTGAACCATCATATATTGATGAGAAAACAGCTTCACTATTCCATGCACTTGCTGTTACTGTTCCACTTGCCGTATAAATTTGAGCACCTGCTAAAACTCCCACAAAAATATGATAAATGCCACTTGCTGCCTCTGTTGTTGGTATGCTATAAATTGTTGATGTAACTCCAGAAGCTATTGATATCGTTCCGTTAATACAAGTATTTCCTGATGATTTTACTTTACCAGTTATTTCAGTTTTCCATCCATTACTTGTCGTACCTCCCACAAGCAAGTTCCCCCCACTTGTGATACGCATTCTCTCGGTATCGTTACTCCAAAATTGTACAGAGTGATTAGATTGTGAGCCGAATACAATAGCAGATAAATTACCTTCTGCCATTGCTAAACCTCTAACACTATTGTCAGAATTTGTTAAGTATAATAAACCACCTCCTGTTGTGGTAGGTGCTGCCAAATGTAAGATGCGGTAATTTGTATAAGATTGTGGGCTGCTCGTTCCGATGCCGACATTACCACCTGTGGAAATAATCATCCTCTCAGATGAATTGGTATAAAAGCCAAAGGCATGATTTGAGAAAGTACCTGCTACTGCCGTTCCATAAGCTGTTGCCGCTCCATAATATGCTACTACACTTCCTGATTGTGCTTGGTAATATACCGAATCAGATGTTCTTGCTGATGTAACACCATAAACATTTGGAGATGTAGTCCCAATCCCCAACCTCCCACTCGCATCCAACGTCATTGCTTGGGTGAACGATATAGCGTTTCCTGCTGTGCCTGAGGGTGCGGTGAACCATTGATGTTGACCGCTATTTGCGTTTATTGCATATAACAATGCATTTGCTGAATTTTTATATATCCAACCGCTATTGTAATAAGCATTTGATGCAGAGTATAAAGCAGGTATTGTTGCACTTGGATATGATGTTATTACATTTCCACCAAGCAACTCAAAAGATGTCCAACTTGACGCACTCGGAGTAACACCCAAGCCGAGGTTGCCGCTTGGTGTCATAATAACTCTTGCAACAGTAGATGACCAATCAACTATCTCAAAATTGGCAGTTGATGAGTTTGTTCTTAATGCCCAATCTTGACCCGTACTTCCGTTTAAGAATAATCTATATGAATTGGCAACTGTTAAATCATTTGAGAACCTACCCGTTCCATTCACATCCAACAATCTTGCAGGAGATGTCGTACCAATACCAAGGCTTCCACCAGATGTGAGTCGCATTTTCTCTGTATTCGCAGTATAAAAAATTAATGGAACACTCGTTATGCTTCCTAAATTAACAT